ATGTATTTAGAACCTTTATCGAAATCGCCTTTATTCATAGCTTTAGCAGATTTCATTTGGTATTTTGCTGCTTTAGCTCTTTTCTTATTAGACTTTTTTTCTAATTTCATAATGTCGTTTTCTACTCGTTTTTTACTTCTCTTTAAACTACCAGCTGATCTAAGACCATAAGTAGCTCTACGAACTCCCCATTTCATACCAAGGACTCCGTAGTGTTTTAATTCATCATTTTTAGTCTCCATTGTACACCTCCTTATTCAAATGCTTCTCTGTTGTTTTTGTATGCAATGTAAGCATCCATTGTAGCTGCAACAGGGTCTATTTTTTGATCATAACGTTTCTTATATAGTTTTCTGTTACCGTTTGTATCTTCTAGAACTATACAGTTACCCATAGCATAGGTCATAAGTTCTTCGTCAAATAATAGCAATCTATCTTCGGCCATTTGTTTTAATTCACCTAAAGGAACAGATTCTGTTTTAGCTCCTTGAATAACTTTCTCGATGCCAAATGGTCCGTTTTCTTTTTCCCATCTTTCTACAAATGCTTTTGCATTATAAGGATCGAAACCAAAACATCTTACATCGTATCCTCTTTCGATTATATGGTTGTCTATATCATCATAAACATCCATCATATCTAATACAGTACCTTCCATGACAATCAAACTACCTTCATTAATAAACTGATCGTATTTGACTCTCATAGCTGCCTGTAATTTCATAAGAGTACGTTCTGAAATGTAACTTCTTGTTTTAATTCCAAAAGCTCCTCCATTTAATGGGAATAAAAATGAAAACGCACAGAAATCGTCTCCTTGTGAAAGGTCTGCACCAAGAGCACATGGCATTTGCCAATATTCTCGTTTTTTATGTTTTAGAGTTTCTTCGTAAGTGAAGAAATATGTATAACCCTCCATAGGAATCCCGAAACGTTTTGCTAAAATATCATTTCTTTGAGATGGGACTTTTTCAGCTTTTTCAACAGCTGCTTGATATGTTTCGTAGGTTACAGTTTTACCTAAATTAGGATTAGCTTTTAACCACATATCAGGTTGTCCCACTTCGTCAATAGAATCTAACTTATACCAGAATATAGATGTATGTATATCTGGATAATCTCCTTTTAGAATGTCCATTAACTCTATTTTGATTGAATCACCAGGACCATTACGAACAGTACCTTCTGAACTAATAGCAACGATTATGTAATCATTAGCTCCACTTGTACCTTGCTCTTTAGCAGCGCCTTGTTCAAGTGTTTCGATAACATTTCACGTATATCCCCAGAAAGCCATTCATCGACTGTTGCTAGTTTTACACGTAAACCTTGTAACTTATCTATAGTCATAGGTCTAATTTGTAATAAAGATCCTGTTAGGAAATTTTCAATTCCTTTTTTAGTTGATGCTAACTTGACGCGATTAGCTTTTGAGCCAGTAGTATTTTGAAGTGATCCTTCTGTTAAAAATTTAAATAACGGACCTCTGGCTCTTGTTATAGATGTACGCATTGGTGATAATACTTCTTCAGCTTGCATCATTGTTGGGGCTGTTGTGATTTGATAAGTCGTAGAAGTATCTGCATTAAGGAAAAAACTTTGTAAAAATGATGCATACATAGATTTTGCAGCACCACGAGCAACAATTAAGTATTGTTTAGTAATTAGCCTTTTCTTAATTCTTTTATTTACGTATCTTCCTCCATGGTTATCTTTAGATGGAACATAAACGCTTCTTTCAACAAAGTAGTACCATCCAAAAATTTGTTCGGCCCATAGTTTAAACGAATCTAATAGTTTAACATCTTCTCCATTAGTAAGAGTTAATTCGTTTTCACAATATTCGACAAATCCGTCGATAGCTTCATCGTCATACCAAATTCCTGGATTAGCGATTAACGCATCTATTCGATTCATTTCCATGGAGATTGTTTCACATACTGGTATTTCTCCTCTAATTACGGCATCACGAAACATACCGTAATACTTGGGAACGGCAGTGTTTGATAACGCCATATTTATTCTCCTCTAATTTCTTGGTACTGGTAAACTCTTATAACGCTTTAATAATTCTTCCATATAATCATCAGTATCTATGATTACAGGATCGTCGTTTCTAGATGATCTTTTTTTAAAATCATCATCATATTTATTACCAACGAATTCTGTCTTTACGAATTCCACATCATCGTCTTTTTTAGACTCTTTTTTAGAATCTTTTTCTTTCTTCTCATTTCGTTTATTGAAATAATCTTCAGCGACAGATTTACGTTTCTTTAGTTCTAATTCATCAACTTCTTTTTTAAGCGCTGCTAGAGTATCTTTAGTTTCTTTAGGATTTAATCCTAGTTTCTCTTTACCTACTTTTAACATTAGATCAGTTAGTAAGCGCTTACCAGCTTCAATCGCTGCTGGAGCAAGAACATCTTTACGAACTGCTGTTGCAAATTTTTGACCATTTGAAGCAAGATCACTTTCAAGACCTTTTGCTTGTTTCTCCATTTGTAATCTGTTTATTTTGTCTCTTAATTCAGCATCAGATAAATCTTTTATACTTTTCTTTTTGTTAGAAACATTTTGATCTTCTGATTTTTTAGTAGGTTTTCTAACTAAACGTTTACCAGTCAATTCTGTATATTTTTCTTTCATCTTGGCAGCTTTTCTTTTACCAGCAGGTGTTAAAGAACCATCTTTATTTTGATATCTTCTTACACCCCATTTCATACCTAAGATACCATGATGAGTAAGTTCATTCGCATTGTTGCGATATTCCATTATCATCACCTCCTTATTTTTGTGATTCAGCTTTTACATTTAATCGCCATTCCAATTGATCAATCATTTGGGTAGTAGCGTTCATAACAGCTGAGTTAAGAGGTGGATCAAATAGTAATTTTACTTTAAGATGCATATAGGATTTAACAGCATCCAAATACTCATCATCCTCTATATAATCGTGCCAGACAGTTGTATCGTCTTCGATTCTAAAACCTTCTTCTGGACCAACGCCTATTTGATTAAGGATCATGAATACTGAATTGATATGCATAATAATATCTGGATCGAAGATAGTATACTCCGCTGTTATTCCTAATAATTTTTTGATTGAGGTTAGTATGCTTTCAGTCATAGTAACACCTCTTATTTAATTTCTATGAAATCCTTTACACAGTAACCTTCTTTATCAACTATTCTTACTTTATAGAAATCTTCTGTTGATTCATCTAAATAAACTTGTACAGAATCACTCTTTGATAATATAGTAACAACATCTGAATCTTTAGAAGGTTCTTTACGCATGTTTAACATAGTGCATCCTACAATAACCCCTAATTTAGGTTCTACTGCTTTTTGTTTATTTTGATCGTTATTTTCTAATTCTAGATTAGTTTCAGGATCAGCTGGTTCTTCTGGAGTTACTGGATTAGTTATTTCCTCTGGAGTAGTTATTACTTCTGGATTATTTTGAACTTCTGGTAATTCAGGAGTTACTGGTGTTTCAGAAGTTACTGGTGTTTCAGGAGTAATTGAATCATTATTAAAATTTACGTTTGTATTATTATTTGAATTTTCTGAATATTTAGTATAATTTTTGTTTCCCATTTTCTTTCTTCCTTTCTTATTGTCTCCATGGACATGTGTCATTTTTTGTTCTCACGACAGGACCCTTTGGCAGTAAGTCCTCGTCGCCATAATGTATAGCATCGTGAGTAGGTTTGTGAGTTGTGATAAGATACTTTGGATCGAGAAGGAATTCACTCCTATTGAGAATGTCTTCCTTTGTGATAGGATTCATATGGTGAACCATAATTCTACCACTTCTAATCTCATGATCAGGCATACCTAAATCACATCCATTATCTCTTACTATCACTTCATTTCTGATAGATTTCCATTCGTCAGTTTGATAGAATGTTTGGTTTAAATATCTATCAAATCCGAAAGTGTCTTCTCCTACTTTTCCACCTATCTTTAAATACTCAAATCTTTCTTCGAAAGTATTAAGTTTGACTAATTCGTCATATGTTCTAATAATCTTCTGACTCATCGTCGTCTCCCCCATGACCACTATATTTTCTCATTGCAGCAATAGCATTAGCATAAAGTTCTTCAACTCTCTTAGCTGATTGTAAAGCTTCTGTTTTAGCATTTAGAAGTTTTTTATTCTCTTCAAGTATTTCTCTTTCTAAACGCTCTTTCGCTGTACCTAGCTTAAGATAGTGAGTTATTACTTGAGATGATGCTGTACCGTCCCTTAATTGTTGTTCGGCTAAGTCAGTAGCCAGGGATATAAGTTGATTCTCTCTAGCGTCAGGTGTCAATGCTGGTCTGATCTTTCTAGCACTGTCAGATGTATTAGCTGTCTTGACTTTTGCCATATTTGATTCTCCTTTCATAACATTGTTATGGTCTTTTAATCACCTTAGATAGCACTTACAGTGGCTTATAAGACACTTTTTAATAAGTTTAATACCTTCCTGTGGGGACGAAGGTTTTTATCTACAAATAGAAAGGAGAATAACCAAGAACGTTGCTGCGCCAAATCTTAAGAAATCAGATATATTTAAATAATAGGAGTAAATACCAATGAACCCTATAAGCCACTGTAAGTGCTATCTAAAATATAAATTGTTTTTTCAAAAATTCCCGCCGGGGAAATATAAAAG